TAGGCCCCCTTTCATTTTAAAATTCTTTTCCCATATTGTCCCCATACAGCGGAGGGACATTTATCCTCTACAACCATTTACTTATATAGGTTCGGGAACCGGGTAGGTTCTAACCAGTCCAAACCAAGGAAATACTATGGCAGATAATATAGACAGAATGATTCAGAAACTTACTAGGGTGTCTGAAGGAAAGACGTGGAGAACCGAGGGGGAAAAGCATAAGAAGAAACTAGATGCACGTAATAAAAAACGTAACCAACAAAGTAAGGCGAGGAAGGCTAGTAGCGCGAAGGCATCTGCTAACGTAGAGAAGCAGTTAGTGAAGGAAAGAAAAGACGCTACAAAGTTTGCAAGAAAGGTAACTGGTGGTGGTGGTGGTGGCCCCGGTGGTGGTAGATGGGTAAAAGACCCTAAAACAGGTCGTAGACAGTGGAAAATTATGTAGGAGGAATTATGCCAAAAGGAAAAGGAACATACGGGAAGAAGCGTGGGAGGCCACCGAAAAAGAAATGAAACATCTAGAAAACACTACGTATATCAAGCACTTACGCCGCGCATGGAGCGTTAGTGTTATATTATTGGTATCAGCAATAGTAGGTATCGTACATGGGGTCCTGCCTTTTGTATTTAAAACCTATGTCTCCTCTAGAATAGAGGGCTTAAACAAGGAATTTACAGCGGAGTAGTCTAATGACCGAAGAAGAATTAAGGCAGATGCAGGAAATGCAGCGACAAACGCAGGAAATGGATAGGGCCTATGATATGTCTGTACGGGGTCAAATACCTCTGGAGAGGCTCGTAGAGACTGCTAAACTACAATACGACATGCTTGTACAGTTGGGCCTTATTGACCCTGAAATAACGCCATTTGATGCGATGAAAGTTTTAAGCGGAAATCAAGGTACTGGAATACCCGGAATCAACATCCCTGCCGTAGCTGATGAGACTATTCCTATGGATCTAAACATGCAGCTAGACCCAACTGTTCGGTCTGTTGGCCCTAGCCCAGAAGAGCTTATGGAAGAAGAAGAGCGTAAACGAGCAATGATGCTTAGATTTCAAGGACAAGGGCTTTTACAGTGAGAACAGAAAAACAGGAAGCCTTTATAGAAGCCTTTTGTGCCGGTAACAACGGCACTCAAGCAGCGATAAAAGCGGGGTATTCTGAGAAGACGGCCCGTACTCAAGCATCTTTGATGCGTAAGAAATTCGCCAATGAGATTGCTAATAGGATGAAAACTGAGGTAGCGGATAGTTTGCCTGAAGCACTGGCTGTAGTACGCAGTATTATGAACAGCGCAGTTAGCGATACAGTCAGGCTACAGGCTGCAAAAGACATTCTTGATCGTGGTGGTCTAAAGCCAACCGATACCATAGAGCAGAGAGTTACGTCTGTTTCTGAGAAGAGTACCGACGAGCTTAAAAGGGAATTGGAGGCTTTATTGGGGACTTCTACAATTGATGAAGTCCCTGATGTTCTGAACTAATGCCTGTACAACCGTGTACGCGTTCAAACGGAAAGAAAGGATGGAAATGGGGCAAGTCAGGTAAATGCTATGCAAGTAAGTCTTCAGCAGAAAAGCAAGCTAGAGCAATTTATGCAAGTGGCTACAAAGGAAGCTCTGGCAGAAGTAATAACCGATCTAAGGGAAATAAAGCTTAGAGAGCGCTTTAACAAGCTAGATTTTTACGACCCGTACCCCTATCAGGGTAACTTCCACAAAACCGGCCTAGAGGCTAATCAGAGGCTTCTGATGGCAGCTAACAGGATAGGGAAGTCTTACTGTGGTGCCGCTGAGATGGCCTACCACGTAACCGGGATGTATCCAAAATGGTGGAACGGAAGAAGGTACGATCAGCCTATCGTAGCATGGGCTGGTGGGGTTTCAAACGAAACCACCAGAGATATTGTTCAATTTGAATTATTGGGTTCCCCTGATGACCCTGAAGCATTTGGCTCCGGCGCGATACCTCAAAAAAATATTATAAAAACGGAACGTAAGCCGGGAGTACCTAACGCCAAATCCATGGCTTTGATAAAGCATGTATCTGGAGGGAACTCTTCTTTATTCTTTAAGGCCTACGAGATGGGCGTAGAGAAGTGGCAAGGAAGGTCAGTTGATTGCATATGGCTTGACGAGGAGCCTTCAAGAGATATTTACTCCCAAGCGGTAACGAGAACACTAGATAAGAGCGGTATGGTGTACATGACGTTTACTCCTGAGTCCGGTATGACAGAGACAGTGGCAAGCTTTGTTAATAACCTAAAGCCGGGACAGTCCTTGACTAACGCAACTTGGGACGATGCGTCTGAACGCATCCGATCCATGGAGGGAAAACAAGGCCACTTATCAGAAGTTGTAATGGAGCAGATTCTATCCAGCTATTCTCCCCACGAAAGGGAGATGAGGCGTTACGGACGCCCTTCCTTGGGCTCTGGATTGGTGTTTCCGATAATGGACGAGAAGATAATAATAGATCCATTTCCAATAGAGGATCATTGGCCTAGAATCGCAGCGATAGACTTTGGCTGGGATCATCCAACAGCGGTAGTGTGGTGCGCTATAGACAACGATACAGATACTTTTTACGTGTATGACTGTCACAGAGAGTCTAAGGCTTCTCCTGCTGCACATGCGGAAGCTATCCGTAGACGGCCTTTCTTCATACCCATAGCTTACCCGCATGATGGTAATAGACGGGACTCTATGGGGAACCCCGGATTAGCGGAGCAGTATAGAGGGCTAGGCTGTAATTTCCTTCTGGATCATTTTAGCAATCCTCCAGCATTAGGGAAAGTCTCTGGCTCTAATAGCATAGAGGAAGGAATAATGGCTATGGTTCAGTCAATGGAAAACGGTAAATTCAAGGTATTCTCTACATTGTCTGACTGGTTTGAGGAGTTTAGGATGTACCACAGAAAGGACACCAAGGTTGTCCCTATTAGAGACGACCTCATGAGCGCTACAAGGTACGCCTTCCAATCACAAAGATTTGCAGTATCTGGCGAAGACCCTACTTGGACAAAGGACTTAGAGTATAAGCAATATGGAATTATTTAATGGCTAAACTATCCGACGAAGAACTAGTAACCAGAATACGGGGAGAAATAACCGATTCTTTAGGATACGGGGATACCATTTCAAAGCAGCGTGAAATGGCCATGGACTACTACTATTCACTTCCTTTTGGAAATGAGGTGGAGGGGCGAAGTCAATACGTAGATTCCACTGTTCAAGACACCATAGAGTGGATAAAACCCTCTCTAATGCGTATTTTCGCCTCTGGCGATGAGATGGTTAAATTCAGCCCCCATGGGCCAGAAGACGTTGAAATGGCTAAACAAGCTACTGATTACGTTAATTATGTCTTCACTAAAGACAATGAAGGCTGGGAAATACTTTATTCGTGGTTCACCGATGCTTTAATGCAAAAAAACGGGATAGTGAAAGTATGGTGGGAAGAATACGGAGAGGCGAAGCGGGAAGAATATCACGATCTTGGGGAAATGGAGCTTCAAGCGTTACTCCAAAGCCCCGAAGTGGAAGTAGTGGAGCATACCGCTTACGAAGAAACAGGATTACACGATGTGGTAATCCTAAGAACAAATACTGGTGGAAAAATAAAGATAGAGAATGTCCCGCCTGATGAGTTCCTTATATCTAGGGAATCGAAATCTATAGAGGACGCTCGATTTATTTGTCATAGGGTACAGAAGAGTTTATCTGATCTGCGTGAGATGTATCCAAACGAAGACTTAGATCCGGAAGAATTAGGCAGCGGTTTCAGCGAAGAGGAGTATTCGATGGAGCGATTGTCTAGGTACGAGTTTGACAAGTCTGCCAAGTATTGGGGCGGATGGGGTAGTGCTGGAGGTGACGATGAGTCCCTAAATAATTACTGGCTCCATGAGAGCTTTCTAAAAATAGATTATGACGGCGACGGCATAGCTGAAACGCGTAAAGTATGCACTGTCGGAAGCAAAGTGTTGGCTAACGAAGCGGTTGACAGCTACCCGTTTGTAAGTATTACCCCTGTAAAGATACCCCATAAGTTTTTTGGTTTGTCTGTTGCAGATTTAGTCATGGACCTTCAATTGATGAAGAGTACATTGATGCGTAATCTCATGGACAACATGTATAACCAGAACTTTGGTAGGTACGCAGTCCTTGAAGGTCAGGCTAATTTAGATGATTTGCTAACGCAAAGACCGGGCGGTGTGGTGCGGGTTAAATCTCCTAATGCCGTAACGCCGCTAGTTACCCCTCCGTTAGAACCCTATAGTTTCCAGATGCTGGAATATTTGGATAGTGTTAGAGAGTCCAGAGCTGGCGTATCTAAAATGTCTCAGGGGTTGGATGAGAATGCGCTTACTTCGCATACCACTGCAACGGCTGTTAATGCTGTTATGACCGCTGCACAAAGCAGGGTTGAACTTATAGCTAGAAACTTTGCCGAAACAGGTGTTAAATCCCTTATGAAGCGTATTTACGAGCTTTTACTTAAATACCAAGATAAGGAAAGGGTGATAATGCTGCGGAATGAGTGGATTAGTGTGCGTCCAGATGCGTGGAATGACGAATACGATTGCACTGTTTCTGTCGCTTTAGGGAACGGCAATAAAGATCAGCAATTAGCACACTTAAGCGCCATGCTTCAGTTTGCTGGGGAAGCAATGAAAGGCGGATTACCCATCGTTAGTGTACAAAACATGTACAACATAGGGGCCGCTTTAGTTAAAAACATGGGATTTCAAAATGTAGATGATTTCCTAACAGATCCTTCCAAACAACCTCCGCAACAGGAAGGGCCTTCTCCAGAACAGCAGGTAGCTGAAATGGAACTACAGTTAAAGAAACAAGAGTTAGAGATAAAAGCCGCCGATATACAGATTAAACAACAAAAAATAGAGCAAGTGGCAGCTTCAGATGCCGTAGACGCGCAATTAAAAATGGCAGAACTTCAACTTGAGCGCGAACAGAAGCGCGCAGTAGCAATAGGAGCGACATGAGCAGAGAAGATGAGGCTAAAAACTTACTTAACAACAAACTATTTAGAGAGGCGTTTGACACATTAGGAACCGAATTATTAGACCGCTGGACAGGATCTGGCGTTGATGATGTAAACCAGCGAGAGTCCATCTGGCTGGCTTTGCGACTGCTTCACAATATTGAAGGTCATATAAAGTCCATAGTAGAAACCGGACACATGGCTAAGATAATGGAAAAGCAAAACCCATACATCTAAGGAGAAATAAAAATGGCGGATACGCAAACTGCCCCGTCGGTGCCGCAAGGCCCAATAGCTGCTGAAAATAGTATTGAAGCAGCTCATAACGCAATTCTTGGCTTATTAGATTCCGAAGAGGAAAAACCTGAGAGCGAAGAGGAGCAACCTTCAGAAGAAGAGGAGTCCACGGAAGAACCAGACGAATCATTGGATGAGGTTTCTGAAGACGAGGAATTGGAAGAGGAATCTGAAGAGGACGAGTCGGAAGAGTCTGACGAAGAGAGCGATGACGAAGAGGCACTTTACGCTGTTCGCATAGACGGCGAAGAGCATGAAGTTACCCTCGACGAACTTGTAAAAGGATATTCTCGGCAATCAGATTATACAAAGAAAACTCAAGCTTTATCTGAACAACGTAAAGGCTTTGACGAAGCGCAAGCGGCGCATCAAGCACAGATGCAGACGATTCAGGAAGAGCGACAGCAGTACATTGGTCATTTACAGAACATTATAAACAATTCTATGGGTGCAATGGAGCCGTTTGCTAATGTAAATTGGGAAGAACTAAAAGTTTCTGATCCCGCTCAGTACGTTATGCGGAGGGAAGAGTTTAGAACCGCTCAAGACAACATACAGCAAATGCACGCAGAACAACAGCGTGCTATGGAGAAAGTGCAACAAGAGAACAATGTTTTACACGCCCAGACATTAAGGGAAGAGCATCAAGCTTTAGCCCAAAAAATGCCTGAATGGACATCCCCAGAAACGCAAGCAAACATATCCGCTTCTATACGTGAATACGCCTCTATGCAGGGGTTCACCGAAGAGGAATTAAGCTCTCTGGTAGACCACAGGTCATTAATTGTCTTACACAAGGCCATGCAATTTGATAATTTGCAGTCTTCTGATATAGGCAAAAAGAAGCTAAAGAACAAGCCTAAATTGGTCAGGGCAGGAAAGGGTTCTACTAAAGATAGAAGTAAAAAACAAAAACGTACTGCACAGATGAAGCGTCTTCAAGAGACAGGTCGTATAGACGACTCAGTAAGTCTCTTTGAGGAATTCGTAGACATTTAACTTAGGAGGAATATGCTATGGCAGTTCCGGGAAGTACTAGGTTAACTTTTAATGCTGTTGGCATTAGAGAAGACCTAAGTAATATCATATATAATATAAGCCCAATGGACACACCGTTTGTCAACGGTTGTGGCAGAGGGAGTTGTGACAACACTTTGTTTGAGTGGCAGACAGACGAGCTA